ACTTTTAGAAAGGTTTTTGATTTCAATTTGATCAGGATTCATTTGCCAATCTCCGTAGTAGCGACTTGATTTCATTTAAATCATCTTTTATACTAGCAACTTCAGACTCAAGAGTTTCCATTTTATAGTTTTCTTTTTGTTTTTGTTGCCTGCGACTAATATACTCTTCGTGGGCAGTTTTGTTTGTATTAATAATTGCATTGGTTAAAGGGTCTCTAATTAAATCAGAACGACCCTTTACACGTACTTCTTTCATATTATGCTAATGCTATTGTTCTCAATTCTTTAATCCTTGGTGCATATGCTTGATTGGTTGAGGTTCCAACCAACTTAATTCTATAAGACTTGAAGGAAGGTAAATCATCGATGGTAAATACATACTCTTTAAATGTCAAATCATTGGATACAAATCCTTCAGATGCATTTGAAACAGGGACTAGTCTGTCCGTAGTTCCGTCATTAAGAACTGGAGTTGCATATCCAGGGAAAGCTTCAAAGATTGGTTCAAAATCTTCCTCATCACCGATAGCATAGAATGCTCTGATATCACTATATTGATTAATATGAGCAGAGAGTAAGATCTTGATGCTTGTCGCAGAAGAATCTAAATTGTTTTCTTTAGACACATATTGGAACGCATTGGGATCATCTGTTATAGAGTTGACTCTGTTGTCTGTAACAAAATCAGTGATTGGTCTATCAACTCTATTTGAAATCAAGATAGCACTCACTCTTTGAGTGTCAATGACGGGACTGACACGAGAATCATTTGTTGTCAAGGCAATAGACATGTTAAAGGAACGATCCCCAGGCAATTGCTGTAGTACAGAACTATTTGTTTCATTTACTCTAGATGCAATTATTCTTGGAGAAGTGAAATAGTTAGTAGCATTTAGAGTTACATCCTCAACTCCAACGTTATTGAATGGAACTGGTAAAGAAGTTCCAGAACCATCTCCAAGGTTTGAACCTGAAGTAGTTCTAACTCTTGCACTAATACTTGTTCCAGGAACAGTTACGTTTTGAACGCTAGGAACAATTGCTTCAAATGGCATGTTCTGGGTTGCTCTAATCTTATATCCACCAGATTCTTTTGTTTCATTGAAGAACAATTTGGGGAAGTTAGTTTCATCAGTTCTATCAAGTCCGTTGGCAGACATATCTACCTTAATCGTGTAAGAGTCATACGATATTGGATTAGTAAGATCAACATCACTGAATAAGTGTGTTTTATTAATTCTTCTAAGTGAAACACCTCCCATTTCGTATTTGTAAACTGGTGTACCTACAACATAATTTCTAACTTGTGTGCTATCAATACCACGAGTAACACCACCAATAACACTACCAGCGGTAGAGGTATATTCAATGATTTCATCACCAATCTTCAGATATCCTGGAGTTGTTGCACTAACTCCAACATTCTCAAATGTTCCGAGATTGGCAACACTATCCACTTGAATGTCTGTCGTAGCATCTGAAGCATATGGAGATGTTAGTTTAGTTGCAGCAACATCACTTTCTACTGCAGATAATACAACTCTATTGTTCTCATGATACATTCCATGATTCTTGTGATTGACTACGAGGTGTACTCCATCATGTTCACCAACAGTTCTAATAGTTGTTGGAACAACATTACCACCTTGGGCATCATTTAGTGTTGTCAACACTCCGACACTATTTGTATACATGAGTGTCTTACCAACTCCAGTTGCAAAATCACCTTGAACATTATCAAACACTAGTTCTGTGGTGCTAGCGATAGAAGTAACGGAGAATCTAGCATTTTTTCCAGATGGTAATGCTCCACCAATATTAAGTATTTCAAGAACATCACCAACAAGATACCCAGTTCCTTGAGTATTGACAGTAGCACCGATGGCAACACCGTCAGTGATAGAAATATCAGCAGTTATGTTTTGACCTGTTCCGGTGATGCTTGTAAGCGCAACTCCAGTGTAAGTGAGTCCACCAGATGCTGGTGTGTATCCGATACCAGCATTTACAATGGTCAAATCACCTATCGCAGAACCAGCAGCTCCTACAAAGTCTCCTGTTGCTTGAGTTGTTAACTGGGAGAAACGATTTCCAATAACCAGTGACTCTGCTAAAGTGGAACCTAAACCAACTCTAATTTTTCTAGAATTGACGTTGACAGCGTTTGGTTGAAGTGTTGGAATCTGACCATTACCCTCACCCAAGATTGGACTGTAAACTTCCAAAGAACCATTTTGTACAAATTCTGCACGACGTATAGTGAACTTAAGGTCCTCCCACTGACTTGGTTCCCAAGTTGAAGCATTCTGTGACTTAAACAGAGAACCCAAGTAAGGTTGGTTTGAAATAAATTCATCAGTCAGAATATCTGATTCACCAACTCTAGAGATGAATACTCTGTATTTTGTTGACCAAGAAGCAAGAGTAATTGCATACTCTCCACCGGGTTCAAGATAAACAGGTGCTTTGAAATTAAAAGTAGTTGGAACTGTTCCATCAGAAGACACATTTATTTGATCAGGGTCTTTAACAATTTCAGAGAATGGAAGAATCTTTTGAGTAGGAACACCATTCTGCATTGTACGAATTTGGAATGTCATGGGGATATCCATGTCATCCTTTGTTTGGAAGAATACATCACAACTTGTGATGAATACGCCAGTTGAATCCAGAACTTGGAAAGATTGTGCCAGAGGATCCCACCATATAACAGTTTGATCAACAAATGTTGTAGAATCTACCAATTCTGTAGTTACGTTTCTACCAAGGAATTCTCTTGCTCCTCTAGATTGAGTTTGTTGTTTCTGCTGAATCTCTGCATTTCTGACAGATATAATCTGTTCCTGAACAGTTTCTAATGTTCCTGATGCAGTGTAGTTGTTTTCACCAACTGAAGAAGCAGCTTCCTTGTTATTATCAGGATTATCAATCAGACTAAATGTTTTTGTTCCTGTTTCAAATCTTGGATTACCTGCAATATTTGGATTAGGAATGTAGAAACTACCAATCAAGTTTGAACCCAAATCAGTTACTAATCTCAAATTTGAAACAGTTGCTTGTGCACCACTTGTTTGTCCAACAAGAATCATATCTTTGGCAACATATCCATAGTAGTCACCTTGAGCTTGTAATGCTAGAGAAGCAGTGTCAACGTTCAATACAGTTGATGTAGAGGAATATAATTCAGGTAAAACATTTCCTTGTCCAGGAATTTGAACTTGTCCAGGATTGCCCAAGAATGTTTCAACTTCTGTTGGAGAAAGTTGTGATAGATATGGATTGTTTTTGAAAATTCTGGTAGGAGCGTTAAATGGACCTTCTTTATGATTCGCCGTTGCAACTCTAAACCTAATTTCAGGTGATGAGATAACTGGATTTCCTAAACCAACCTCTTTCATTTTACCAATGACTGTTTCTCCCACTTGGAAGACACCACTTGTCATTGCAATTTCTAGTAGTTTTGGAGTGCAATACTTACTTACATCTCTACCATCAAAGAATGGATATATTCTTGTAAGTGGTCTTGCTTTTGTTGCATTAAATTCAATATTTCTAGAACGCATAATGCTGATAACTTCTCTATTGACAACTCTGTCACCTTGAGAAGTTCTATCAAATCTTTCAGTGATAACTGTTTGCGTTCCAGATCTATTATCAGTTCCAGTTCTGAATGTATCAGTTGTAGTATCTTGGAATACCTCATTAGTACTAACTGATGTGTTAGTTCTATTTCTAGCGCGTCCACCAGGACCCTGAAGATGACGTGTTCTAGTTACAGTTCTTCTTCCACCGCCACCAGAACGAGTGCGACTTCTTCTTTGTGTTGAAGATTGAGTTTCTGTTCCAGTCCAAGTGGTTTCCCATGCATTCCATTGAATTGGGAAGAATCCAGTTTGTGGATCTGGTTGACCAAATCTTCTGGTAGCAGATGCCATCTCTGCAGCATAGTTACCCTCAACATCAATCACCTTCGCTTCAATTCTAGCAGTATCAACCCAAGTATCAGATGCAGGTGTCAGAGCAACAGTTGATTGCCAGAAACTAACCAAGAAAGGAGTTATACTTTCGGTTCTTGTTGCAAAAGTTTGTTTTAACCACTCAACCTCTGTATAATCAAGAGTAATAACTTCACCAGAACGTTTGATATTTTCACCATCTGGATCAGTGAAAGATACATCAGTCTGTGAGGTAACGCCTTCTACAGGTTCAATTGTTAAATCAATTGAATTAGTATAATGTCTCGGACGCAGTTCTCTATTTTCAATATCAATAGAGTTTTTGACTGGTATGTCAGTTTCTTGGGGAAGAAGAGTAGTAAAGTCATCAACAAAGAAACCAGATTTAAATCTGTTGAGACCCTCTGAATCAGTAACAAATAAACTCTCTGCACCAACTTCTAACAGAGACAAAGTTGTGTAATATTCAAGACTCTTGATTCTATCTTCAAGACGCTTGATATCAGACATCCTATATCTCTTATGATCTAGGAATGATATCTCAGAGAATGAAGGTTCGAGAAGATAAGGTTCTAATTTAACAGATGCAATCTCTAATGCATCATCAATAGGAACCGGTCTTTCATAAGTTTCTGATGGGGTTCCTTGTTGAACTTGCAGTCTTCCATCTTTAGTAATGAATATTCTGTCAACACGCCCCAGATAGAAAGAGTAGTCAACATTTATTGACTCATCCGATGCTAAAATATTTGCAGCAGAATTTCCATCACCATCATATGTTCTACCTAAAAATTCTAATGGAGATCTAGCATTTTCAGAATTAGTAAAGTCAGACACTCTAGGTCTGATATCAATCATGTCTGTATTTCTTTCTCCATTGATAGTTTGAATATCCTTTGCATAATCAAATGACTTATATGAGTTTGCAGTTGTAATGTCTCCATCATCAGTTGCCTCATAATATGCATTAGAGAAATAGATTTTTAATTGTCTGGTGGGATCTTTGGTATTAGGATTTCTAGTGATATAACCATGACTGTAAATAGATGGTCTTTGTCCGGTATTAAACTGGAACTTATTGGCAATGGGCTCACTTGGAGAATCTAAAGTTGTTAGTGTAGCAGTAATATTTGATTCTGAAAATGTTATCGTCTCCCCTTCAACCAAGTTTATAGAGTTTCTTGGGATGTATGAAATTTGAGAATCAGACAATCTTTCTGCATAAATTCCTCTTGCTCCGGAAGATTGTCCTACAAAGAATTCTCCAACGACTAAATCTGTTGTATTTCCAGCAACTCCACTAAAAGCAGAAAGAGTTGCTTTAGGTGCAGATGCAGCTGAAGTATCTCTAGATTCGTAGATACCTAAAACCTCAATGACATCTGGTTTGTTCAGCGAAATCTTTTCATCTTCTACCCTTGTACCAAATGGGAAGTTTCCAAAATCAAGACCATTGTTTAAAGTTGTGGTTCCAGTGCCAGCACCATCTAATTTTGACTTATCAACAACTAAAACATTAATTCTATTCTTTCTCTTAATTTTTTCTGTTACTTTATTTTTATTTAAAGTTGCATAAAGAGTTGCACCAGTATCATTAGCACCTATATTATTAATTTGAAGTTCTGTATTACCGTTCGTGAATACAAACTTATCAGAGGTTAATTCTTCAGTCTCACCATTTGATCTGATTAAGGCATATCTCTCTTCATCGAATGCCAAGAAAGTTTCATTTGCTGCAGCAGTGACAACAGATGATAATTTATTCCCAGTGATATTGACAGTAAAAGTTTTTCTAATCTTGAGATCTGCTTCGGTTAAATCAACGTCAGATATCAACTGTTTAGGCATTAAGGTATATAATGCATTTGCATCAAGTTCACCAGCACCAGGTTGTTTTACTCCAACTCTCCTCAAATCAGTGACTGATGTTGTTGCTTGTGGAAGAGCGCCTTCTACCACACCAGAGACTGTGGAGACTCCAGTTACTGTGATTGAATCTGTGCCAACTGTAAGGACTCTTACGGTAATCGGGTCTGCGCCAACTGGATTTGAATATTGTAAAATATCATTATGCTTAACTTGAGTTAAAAGATTAGATCCAGTTGGGGCAATGACTGTGCTGGTTGCACTAGACTCTGCAGAGAATGTTGCAATACCAATATTTACTAAACTATCTAAAACAGTGTCTGCAGCAAATGTTACAGCAGTGCCAGTTACTCCACCTGAATATACTGACTGAATATCAGCAATTCCATGCGAAGTTACTGCTGTAGCAACTCTACTATTTTCTACACCATCAAAGATAAATGGTTCATTTAATACAAAATCACCACTTTTCTCATATACAGTCAGAGCAGTTCCTGCAGATACATTGTTTCTTAAAAATGCAGTTGCTCCGCTATACTTACCCTTGATGTGAGTGGGTACTGTTAATGTGATTGCCTCATTAAGAGTGATATGAGAGAATGTTTGAATATCATATAGTTGAAGATCCCACTGATTAGTATTTGCATTGGTAGCACTATATGTTCCACTTTCTAATGCATAGTCATATACTCTTGCTAAACCAATCTCTTTTCCTTGCTCTACCTCTTTAGATGAACCGGTTCCAAGTCTTCTATCTCTCAAACTTACAAAGTAAGTGTTTCCAATACCTGTTGTTGGAGCACCAAAAGTATTGTTTACTTTAAAGGTAGAACCAGTGTTGTATATAATTCCTTGATTTTCTAATTTCTTTGTAGTTCTTGGTTTTGGAACATCAAGATATGACGTGCTAATAGTTTCAACTTCATATCCTTTGACAAATGCTTTTCCAGGTCCAATTTCATATAAAGCAAGATCCTCTGATGCTAAAGATCCTTGTTGTGTAAATTTACCTTCTTCATAGACACCATTATTACGAACACCATCGTTCAAAGAATCTCTAACAGATACATCGAAAGCCTTTACAGCGTAATCACCAGACTCTGCATATGTTCTACGTGCTAATTCATCAGCAATAACGCTATATTGGGTATTCTTTACTTGAGACTCAAGATTACCCTCCCTGACAGTAGCAAGTTCTACAAAGTCAGAATCGTTGTAGTCATCAATTGACTTAAATGTAAGTGAACAGGATATTTTTAAACGGTCTGCTCCAGGTGACGCAAAATTATTAAAACCTTTTGAATTGTCTGTAAGAGTTTCGTCGATGTCAGAGTTTATAACTTCTTCTAAAACCTTAAGACCAATCCTACCGGTAGGATTATCTGTGTATTGTGATATGATTAATGTTTCATCGGCAACATTAACAAAATTACCTCTAACGAAATAGACACCGTTTGAAATAGAGAATGCCGCTCCAGTTGAATTGCAATTTGATGCAATTGTAGAACCCCAAGACTCACCAATCGGTATGAATGGATTATTCAGTGGTCCAGAGGTGATATCAACGTCAGTTGCTAAAAGTTCACCATCTAAAAATTCTTTTAATTCTGAATCCTGAACACCAGAAGATAAGAAGGAGAGATAGAGAGTTAAATTACCTCTTTCAGAATCTGCTGACTTTACTATATCTTTTACAAACGCTGTTATACCAGAGGTTAAACCAATAATCTTTCTATCTTTCAGTTGATCAATATAGTATTCAACAGGAACTCCTAAATGAGTATTGTTTAACTCAAGAGCATAATACGTTCTAGAATACGCAGTGTTTCCTGGGATGACTTTAGCACCTTCTTTAAAAAAGTGCTGACCAAACCTTTCAATTTGATTTTGAAGAATAGACTGTAAACCAGTTAGTTCTCTTGCTTGAACCGGATAACCTGGTTTAAACAGAACTCTATGGTAATTATCATTTGGATCAAAATCATCAAAATATGGAGATACATTGAGATTGGTTTGTTGAGCCATGATTGATTAGAATTGCAATATAATTTTAATATCTTCCTTTTGATTTGAAGATCTTGTTATAGATGGGCGGTTGTCAGTGTAGATTATATTTCCGGAGAACTGCTGTACCTCTGGAGTGGATACGCCTGAAGCAAAGGTTTGTCCTAGGTTATATGTCCTATTATTTATGACTGTTGCCAGACCTGAGAAGTTGGTATTAATTCCCAAGTTGATACTTCCGCCAGTGATTGTGAGACTACCTCCAGTTGATGGAGATGCGGTAAATCTGTTTAATTTAAATCCAAACTGCGGATCAGTTTGAGCAGTTCCAACAGTATTAAATCCGGCAAAAGTTCTTTCTTGCCAAAGTTTTAGAACTCCAGTTACTTTATCGTAATTTACAACTTTACCAATCGCTGTTACACCTGTTCCAATTGTTTGCTGAACAATAGTATCTTCGGTGAATGTCGCAGAGTCAAATCCAGTTCCTTCTAATTTAAGAGCGTAAACTCCACTTGCCTTATCCAAGGACAAAATTTGATTGCTACCAAATGCTAATGGATTTTCAACGATACCGATTCTAGCAATTTCATTTCCTGTTATAAAATCAGGGTTTTCAGTATCATTTTCAATTCTTGAATATAATAAAACATTAGTTGCACCAAGTTCCCTATAGATGTCTTTTCCATGACCCCCTTTGGGTGGAATAATGACATCCAAAGTAGGATAGGCAGCAGGCACAGGAACACCACCCGCAACTAAATCAACATTACCAAAGGAATAACCAGACCCTTGGTTTGAAACTGATACGCTTTCTATCTTTGAGTCATTGTTGACTACAACTGTGCATTCTGCACCAGTTCCATCTCCTTTAATTGGAACTTTTGTGTAAGTGACATTTCCAGTGCCAATTCCAGTTCCTCTATTTTTTAAAACAACAACTTTAATTCCACCATCAACTGCATTATTTCTAACTACAGAAATATTGGTATCTGTACTAGTTTCCCATTGTGATGGAACAGGCATATATTCTGTACTATCAAACTTTACAATGTCACCTGGTTTGATAGTGTACAAATATTTCCAGATATAACCATCTCCACTTGTTCCAGCACTTCTTGGTTCTAAATCAGTGAACGTTGGTTCATCCAGTGATGGACGCCCATTTGGATTCTCTGGGTCTGTTCCATTTTGTAAGCAAATATAAACTCTATAATCACTATTGAGAACAAAATAGTTTGCGGAGTACAGAGTAGTTCCACTAGAATTTATAGGTGTGTTGTTTATATTATAGTCATGTCTGTAGTAGTCAAAGGTAGTTCCAGAGGTCCAAACACTTTTCTTCACCACCTGCTTTGCATCATCAGATGTAATTTTCTTGAGTGCAATTATAGTATCCCATGTGGAATTTTCATTATCAAAATCATCAATTGGGGCGGGTGGGTCATTATCCCAATTGGCATCAATTATCGTTGGATTGGGAAGTCCAACAAAACTATAATAAGAGTTTGTAGTCGTGTTAAATCCGGCTACAAAATTCTTTGCATTCAATATTCTTATCTGATCAGTTATAATGGCAGACATTTTTGTAATTTTTTAGTTATTTATTAGGTTACGAACCCAATTGACTTGAGTGATTGTTGTCTTGTGATGTATGGACCGGTTCTTATTCCAACCACACCATTATTTGTAATTGCCCCATAAGTTGCAACTCCAACTCTTTCAGAGAACTCTATCTTACCCCAACTAAATCTTCCTGCAAAAACACTAGTGCCAACACCAACACCAGAGAAGTCTTCTACACTTACGGTAACCCTTCTAACTGCAGTTGCTCCATATCCAATCGCACTAGTTGTAATGGCAACATGATGTGCTACTCTGTAGATATTATCTATAAAGGTAGTACCAACCCCAATTACATTTCCACCTTCATCAAGGGCAGTTATTCCTGAACCAACATGATTGTGAGTTATATTGGAGTCATAAACAATGAAGTAATCTCCAGTTTGGATTCCACTGATTGTTGTATTCTGTGTTACTTTTGTATTGTCTCTCAAAGGAGAATCTTTTTCAATAATTAAATCAAGAGTAATACCAGTGGAAGCAACACCAACTGTTGTTGTTCCAAATCCAGTGATAACACCAAAATCTCCAGCAAAGGATACAATCGTATTGTCTTCCTCTGTCAGTGATTTTGGAGGAGAAATGAGGACGATAGGTGGATTTGCCTGGGTGTATCCAGTTCCACCAGAGGAAACTGTAATAGTGGTAACAATACCAGCAGTTATAGATGCAGTTGCCACAGCTCTTTGAGTTGTCCCAAGTCCAACTGGATTTTGTACTGAAACATCTGGAGTTGTTGAATAACCAACTCCACCCGTAGACAATACTATGGAAGATACAGTTCCTGCCGAAGAAACTACTGCAGTTGCTGCTGCAGAAACTTTTTGTCCGTAGTTGACAATGGTAAGTTTCTTTTGGAAATCAGTAGAAACAGTGCTTTCATTATCTTGGTTGAATGATGGTCTAACATTATCAACATATATTTCAGTTGAACCAACACCAACAGATTTAATGATGTATGCTGCTGGGAAAATGCTTGGTTCATATAAAGGACGTGCTTTACTAACTCGTCTTCCATCAAGATAAATGTCATCTCTTTGTCTACACCATTTTACTGGTCTTTCTAAAGTCTCATCTTCACTAAGTCCTGCACCATTATATGCATCCGTATTAACAACGTTAGTTGTAATAATATCTTGAACCGTTCTTGGGTCTTCATCAAGTTTATCAACACTACTATCGATATCTAAACTATCACCAACCTTGACAGTTTCTGTAATATCAACATCTTGAGTGTCAACGGCAGAACTACCTCTGTAGAATATTACTTTTACAGAATCACCTTCATCTGGTGGTTCTGTAAATAAAATTTGAGAACCACCGGAGAATTCATATCCAACTCCAGGAACTTGTAAAACATCATTGAGGAAAATGAAAATATTATCTTGAATATTGATGTTTGAACCTTGTCTGGCAACAAAGGATATAAAGTTTCCACCTTTTTTGAGCGGGAATCTTTGTCTAGATCCAGTAAAGAGATTAGAGAAATCATCAAGGACATCCCAATCTCCAACAGACCATCCAGTAAACTGGTCACTATCAATTTCATCAATTATAAGACGGAATGAATCAAAAGAAGCATGTGGGTCTGTTGGTATGCCAACAGTTCCACCAACACCAACAGTCAGCACTTGAGAGTTACCATAACCAAATCCAGTGTTTGATACTTCAAAGTCAATTACACTTGATCCATTACCAACAACAATATCAACTTTTGCGCCTGTTCCAAGTCCAGTAGAACCTGCAGAGTAAATCAATGGAACATTGACATATGATAAAGGAGGATCAATAAAGACATCAGGTGGATTAGTTTGAGTAAATCCAGCTCCAGGATTTGTAAGTGCAATACTTACAACATGTCCTCCAATAACTGAAGCAGTTCCGATGAATGTTATCTGTGGAGTTCCTGTTGAGGATTCTGCAACACCAACATTGACAGTTGTTTGTATACCAGATCTGTAACCAGAACCACTGTTTCCAATGGCAACAGAACTAACTTGTCCAGAACCGTTAATTACAACTGTTGCACCTGCTGCTACTAATGGTTGGAAACCAAATCCAGCACTTGAAGCAACAGAAACAATTACACCGCCTCTTGGGACATTTGCAGTATTTACATCATGTGCAGCAGAACTTGCAGTTCCTGTGAAACTAATTGTAGTAACACCAACTTCTTCCGTCACAGTGTAATTTGAGTTTGCTCCAAGACCTTGATAAATTCCATTGATTGTTACAATAGTTGAGGTTGAAACTCCAGATACATTTTCATCATTTTGAGTCAGTGTGAAGTCCTTTGTTGACCCATTAAACTGATTGGTGATATCATCATACAAGAAGTTTCTAGAATACGTTTCTTCAGTTGAACCAATAGCAGCATTTCTAATAAATGATCTTCCAGAGAAAGTTGAAGAGGATGTAATACCAATCCAATCTCTAAATGATGGTGGATCAGAAATAGAACCAATAGGTCTATTGCCATATGGTGCTTCAACAAAGTGAACAGTGTTATTAACAATGTTATAGTGACCTCTCAACTTGGTAACAGTTGATCCAATACCATGAGAATTCAATTTAGTTCCCACCCATGACCTTTCAACTTTAATACCATTTGTTTTACCAATACCAATAGAAACAATTTTCAATATTTCTCCAGTGTCAGCAGCACCAACTCTTACATAGTCTCCAGCAAAGATTGAAGTAATACCTGCAAATTCTATTACTTCATCTGCAGCTGCTGCTTCTGCAGAGAGTTCTGTTATAATCCTTGTCTCCGAAATTGGAGACTGTAACATATTATCAATGGTCAACATCACTTTCTGATTTGCATCTTTAGCAGTCAGTGTGTGGAAATTTTGTATTCCGTTTCCAGTGAATGCGATAGAAACTGGATTTTTTGCTAAAGCATGTTCAGCAGTTGCTGCAATCTTAACAAAGTTTTCATTAACTTTAATACAGAAAACATCCGCTGGTAAAAGAGTGGTTGCGCCAACACCTGGGAATGCATCTGTTGATGCAATTGAAATAGCATCTGTCTTAATTCCTAAAGGAGAATTATAAGTCAATGCTTGTCCACTAACAAAGAAGTGGTTTGGCATCTTAATTGTGTTCTCTGAAATATTAACAATTGCTGAATCTGAAGAATCAAAACTCCTTTGGAAAATATTGTCATTTTTATGAGTTAATTCAAAATCTTTCTTGATAGTATTTTTGGTGCCAGTGTAAGTAGAGAAATGAGACTCTACAAATGCAGATTGCATATCTTTCAAGTCTGGTGTCGTAACAATTTCATTTACAGACAGTGTATTAAGATATGTCTTAACGTGACATGCTATACCTGCATTTGGTGTGAAGACTATTTGAGTTGTATTAGTTCCTAGTCTGTTAGCACCCAGTGTTCCTAATCCAGATACTCCTGTATTACCCTCGGAATCAATAATTCCAAATTCAGTCAAGAATACATCACTATCATTATCAACAACAACAATTTCTGATATTTGAGAAATATTGTTTGTTGTATCAGTTACTACAACGATTCCATAACAACCATCAATACCAACATTGACATTATTTGCATAATGACCAACTCCAACTGCAGATGGAGACCCTGAAGCTGCTATATCTTGACCTTCTGCAATCAATTGAGCATGAGTATAATCTTGAGTTCCAACACCAACATATTTTTCAGAGGAGATACCAATTGACAGTGCATTCAAATATGTTGTGGTAATACCTGCATCATATGGAGTAAACTTAACAACAATATCAGAGCCAGACATGGTTACACCATAAGTTCCAAGTCCAGTTGTACCTGATGAAGTAGCATCTAATGAGTGTGTGGTTAACTGACCATATTCAATAAATTCTACATTAGTTCCATTGCATACAATGCTTACCTCTTCAAATTCAGCTTCATTGTTTGAGTTTTCGATACTGAAAAGTATCTTTGCTGCTCTAGTTCCAGAGGTAGTAGTTCCAATTCCAGCAAGAGTAAAGACTGTTGTTACTGCAGCGCCAGCAATGATATGGTTTGTGCTTGCAAGACTTACTAAAGCACCTGGGAACCCTGAAGTGGTTGATAGACCAATTTGAGTTGATCCAATACCAATTGTTTCAGAGTGTAAATCCAGTCTCTCCAAGTTGTAACTAAAGATTGACAAGTTATAGTTGTTTACCTCAAACTTATCTGGGTAGAAATTCAAAACTCCGTCAAGTCCATCAACGACATAATCAAAAGTGCCCAACTCAAGTTCGGTATCAGTATCACCATATTGACTAATCATTGCTTGTCCATTATGGACATTGTTTATTACAGAGACCAGAGAAACTTGTCTTTCTCCAGTAAACAATTTGTCTTTTACAAGAATTACAAATTTTGCTCCAATAGCATCTTCTAACTTATGTCTATTGACCTCTTGGAATGGAGTTCCTCTTGCATTGCTATTAAATTGTCCACTTATATCATCAATAAGGAGAACTCTATTGCTGATAGATTCTGTAAAGTCACTAATGATTCTAGTTTTAAAAGTAATCTCATCAGAATACTTGTTGTTTGCGCCACCAATATAGTTTTCAGTTACAAGGTCAAAATTAGCAACACACTCTAAATCATATACATTTACTAAATCAATTTGAATTGATGTAGCATCAGTTGGTACAACTTCTAAAGCATCTTCATCCTCTAGAGGTAATAATGACTCAACTTGGAGGTCACTAAATTTCTTAAATCCTGCACTGTGTAGCAAAGAACTTACTGAATCATTCCATTTTTGGAATGGAACTTTTGATTTAATTGAATATGAGAAGTTTTGATAATAATCATTATCAGGCAATCTTTGTTCTATCTTACTCAAGAATCCATTTTCAGTTCTCCATCCATTATCAACTTTAGAGAAATAATCAATATCATATTCAGACTTAAATTCATATTTGGCATTAACCGTTGCTTTAGAACCAGTTACATCCTCTTCTATGATATCTCCAACCGAGAAATCATCTGAACTTTCAAGTGTAAGTAATTGATTTGTCTCATCCCAATCAGCAACGGTTCCTTCTAAATCTCCGGAAGTAACAACACTCCCTTTTTGGAAGGAATTTGATTTTATATCAAAGTTAAATACTGGAAATAATCTTTCTGGAACTAAAGTTGCTGATGAGTTTGTGGTATCAAAAATACCAGCTACTTCTAAACCACTAAATTCATTGAAGGAATATGTAACAATACCAATACCACCACCCAGATTTGCAGTTACTCCAGTTACATTGAACAGTTTATAATCATAATCTTCAGAGTTAAATCCTTTTGTAATAGCATTAACATCAGCCTCTGGATCAACTGTAACTACGCTATTTTCAACTAAAATTTTATCCCCAACTTCAATTGGGAAATTTTCACTATAAGTTTTCTTCATAGTGACAGTGACTGTTTTGTCAGCGTCATCATATACCAAATTAGAAACTCTAATACCGTTTGAATTTTTTATTGGTCTAATAGTAGGATTATTTCCACTTAAAGAAAGTGTATTCTTAAGAATAGGAACAACATTACTACCAGTAACATATCTCAAATCGATGTCGTCGATTTGTTTTTGAGTTGTTCCATCAAGAACAATTAATGTTGGTGGAGTAGTATATCCACGTCCAAACGAAGTTATTCCCACTCTGGAGAATCCAAAGAAAGTATTGAGTTCTAATACTTGAGGAAGATTTGCCTCTGGAGACAAAGTAAGGTCTGAAAGATAATTAAATCCAATATTTTCTAGTTTAGTTTTTACAACCTTTCCTATTGTCGTACTGGAGGGTTTTAAAATAGCTCCAGTTCCAGTAGAAGTTGTTATCGTGCTAATACCTGGAAGTCTAGAATATCCCTTTCTTCTATCCTTAAGGTCTAATGCAGAAATTGGTCCTGATGCCGTAAGAGAATCAGTTGTGTAGGATAGAACAGATGTGGTTCCCGAATATGAGGTTGCTTCTGGTTTTTCAGATACGCTATATTCAAACGTGGTTCCTGTTACCCCACTAATAGTATACTTACCATCAAATACACTATCCTTTATATTAATTTGATTATGTAAATCTACCTCGTCGCTAGAAACAATTTCTAGATAAGAAGACTTATTACCAATAACACGTATTGGTTCTAATCTATAATAAAGAGTTTTTGGAGTATTTTTATTAACAGTAAGAGTTGCAGTAGCTCCGCTTTGACCAGGAGTTCCACTCGTTGTAAAAACAAATCCATCAACATCAGTTTCATATTCTTGAGTAAAAGCAGAATCTGTATATAACTTAAATAAGAACCCTGGGAAGGGGGTTGTGTTTATGAGGTAAGATAATGTTTCACTGCTCAAGTCAAAAACAACTGTAGAATCTCTATACACCTCTATTGGTGGATTTACAGGGAATAGGGTTCCAGGTTGTCTAGAAGTAATATTTACAAATTCTGGACGTGATTGTTTCGTTTGATATTTTGTATCACAAAGTTTGACATTATCTTTATCAACCACATATGCATAGTATTCTTTATCATTAGTCAATCCAGCAGACGTTCCGCTGTGAATAATTTTTTGACCGGTAATTAATCTATGGTTAGATACAGTAATAGTGTTTGTTGTTAATGCAACTCCAGCGGCAACAAAATCTAAACCACCAATAACCATTTTCCTGTTGCTTTCATTATATCGAACTGTTCTTGTTGTTGAAATTGATGGATTTACATCAACATAAACAGTGTCACCTCTAACTAATCCGTGAGTAGATGCAGTGGAGACTGTAACTAAATCTCTATCAACACTTCCTTTTATAACATTCTTGTAATCAGTTACGAAACTATGTCTTGTTCCAGTTCCAATACCAGTGAAATACAATAAACCATGATCAGCATTAGTAGATGCCGTGCCGACATAAACTCCAGTGCTTCCCAATCCAACCGGAACTGATGATACACCGATAAAGTCAGGGGACAAATTAGCAACATAAAGTCTAGAGTTTTCACCCAGTAACATTGAGGACGTATCACTGATAGAGGCAATACCAATAGGATCTCCTCCATGAGTCTTATAAATGACCTCATCGCCAGTTGCTAACCCATGATTTGGAAGGAACACCTGTTGTGTAGGAATGAACAGATTGGTCTCTCCTACGCCCGGAGAGGCGAACGTAACTGTTTTTCCGAACCCTGGACCCGATTGGGTTCCAATTCCTAAACTTTCATTAGGATCGAAATAATATTCTCTATTTCTTCTACTAAAGAATGATGCTTCGTTTTCAACAACAATATTAAATCTCTTTGGATTATCTTTTATTATGGTTGTAATTGTATGGGAAACACCAACTTTTCCATTCTGACCTCTCAACACCCTCAATCTGGAAGACTTTCTATCAATATTCAGAACTCTTACTTGTTCTTCATTACTTCCAGTTCCTATTGATATGATATCATTCTCTTGCACATCAGCTACATCTAAACCTCTTCCATAAACACTAATATAAGTGATAATACCAACAGCAGATACTGAAGGAATAGTTTGACTTACCCTCAAAGCATAAGTGGATATTCCCGTGGCATATGTTCCTTCAATTAATGATGATGTTGTTGAAAGTCCTGATATACTTACAACATCACCATCTTTAAAGTTGTGAACAATACTAGAAATACCGACAAATGATTTCTTTTGACCTGTTGGGAAAAACTCAATATTAGATATTGTGGTTTTTGCAAAACTTACATTACTTACTGATACGCCATCCAGTCTTGAAATTCTAGCAGCAGAGAAAAATCCTTTTTCTGATTCAAAAACGACTCTATCATTAATTTTATAGTTTGATCCACTAGTAACAATGCCAACATCAGTAATATATCCTTTTTCAGTCGTGCTTATGACAGAATCTTGATCAATAAATTCATATGATTTTTGCAAATAGTCATATCCACTATTTTTCTTGGTTATGGAATATGGAGCAGTATTTCTTCTCCAATTAGTTGCATTTATGTCATAATTATCTTGATTTGAGTTTATATCATAATTAAATGCATTTGGTTTCGCCTTAAAGTACTCTCCAATGACATATGGAAATGCGGGTCTCTTAAAGTTTTTGAATACTCCGTCTGCAGCAGCAGTTAAATCAAAAGTTGTAAAATACGCATAAGTTCCATTTGGAAAATCTGGGGTTACGCAGAATCTGCCATTATTTCTATCTAAAACAGATTCATCTGTAGAATCTACCCATTTAAAGTCTTCAATAAAGAATTCCCTTGGAAAGACTGAAACAGGTGGTCTATTAGGTTGCAGTTCTACAACATAACCAGATTTCATTTGGGTTATATCACCACCAGTAGATCTTTCATATGCATATGGACCATAAATTGGATATCCGTCATATGACCATCCAATAATAGAGGAGTGATCTGTGTTATCTATTTCTTGGTTATCTCTTATTGTTAAATCTTTTTTGCCGTAAAGTACAGATCCATTACTATCCTTTGCATATTGAATTTTTCTTAATTCTCTTGGAGAATATGCATAAGAGAACTGTAATCCATAATCACTGTTATTTGATTCTGAAATGAAAATATCATCAGAGGTTAAACTTTCAAATCCTTTCTGAACAGTGTTGAGTTCCCAAGTTTGCAATTTGGTAGAAAATTGAGCTCCCTCACCAGCAGAAACAACTTGTATTGATGTAGTGGAAACTCCGTATCCAACACCAGATTTAGCAACTCTTACAGATACAATATTTCCATTGACAATTTCTGGAATTAGTAGAGCACCTTCCCCACTTCCAGTACCATCAGTTATAATCAAATGTGGTGAAGAGTTATATTCTTCTCCAGTTCTATTAACAATAACATCTCTTATTCTTCCAACCTGATCAATAATTGGTCTTAATTGTGCACCCACACCAGACTTTAATTTTATTTCTGGGTCTCTCTTAAAGTTAATGATATCAGATGCACCATATCCGACACCTGTATTTGTTATATGGATAGAACTTATCTGTCCTCTAAACAGTGGTTGAACAGTTGCTTTAAATTCTGATCCTGCTGTAGAGGCAATACCAACTTTTCCAGTAACTTCAACAGATATTGGTTGATAGTTAAAATTATGAATTCCAGAACCAATAGAGGTAAGTTCTACAAATTGATCTGTTTTGAGGAAGAAGTCTTTTGCTGTTGTACCTACTCCAACTTGACTTAATTTAAATTTATCAGCATCAATTGCAGTTATATAATAATCTGTTTGATTTGTAAGACCAGATATTACAGTTCCATCAGTAGTATATCTTACAATCTCACCAGTCTTATAATCATGATTCTTGATACTGATAAAATCAAGAGATGTGCTAACTCCTGCTGGTCCACAAGTTCTTTGCTTGTTCTCATATCCTACACCAGAGTTAATAACATTGATTGAACCAATGGTGAGTTTATTGTTTAGAGATTTAAGAGTATGAACACCCTCTCCAGCAAGTCCAATAGTGACTGTATTGATACCAGCACTAGATCCTGCAATTGCACTATTTAAAGTATTATGTAATTTTACATCATACTCATTCAATACTTCAGTATAATAAGTGGCACCTGTCGTCAGTCCTGTGACTGCCTTTTTACCAAAGGTATTATAAGTAACCCTTTCACCGTTTCTAAACCTGTGGAAGGTCGTAAACCCAATTGTAGAGGTAGATGTAGTGATACCACCTATTCCAGTGCCGAGTGTAGAAATTCCTGTAGCATTGAAAGAGATTTCATTGGTTACGGATATTAGGTTTGCTTCTGCTTTAGCTCCAACACCATTTCCACCAGTAATTTTTACTTGAGGAGTTTCGACATAATCAAATCCTGGGTCTAAAACTTCAATTGCAGATAATCCGCCATTTACTGCACATATACCTGTAGCACCAACTCCTGTGCTATCAGAAATATGTAAAAGAGGGGGATTTATAACATCATAATCAGAACCACCAGCAACTACCTCTAATTCACGTATTTCATTATAATGAACAAAATCAGAAGATTTGTAATTTAGTAATTCTACACCATTTACAAAAATACCACTATATTTTAAATTATTTTGATATTCTTTTGAGTCTATTACCGGATTAGAAACTTCTCTGTATATTTTTTGTGGACTTATATTTTTATTTTTAAACTCTTCTCTCTCAATAGTGTTATCTCTTATAACAACATTATTCACTCCTCCAGCAGGAGTTACACTTTCAAATTTTCCGGCAAATAAATTAGACTTACTTTTTGCAAACTTAATATTTTTTTCATCAACTCTTTTTACAACATAAATCCCCTCTGGAAAAATAGCACTAACAATTTCTTCATTAAAGATTACAGAACCATCTGGTTGAGTAATTGAAGTGATATTTTTTTGTGGTGTATAATATATGAGGTCACCAGTATAGAAATTATGGTCCGTTGCTGTAGTAATAGGAATTAATTCTTGACCTAAATCAAAAGTTCCAGAAATAGTAAATTTTTGACGATTAGGTCCAACTTTGGTATCCAAATAGGAGGGTAAACTATTTGCTGCGATTAAAACTTTATCTTTATCTACATAAGTGTTTAATATGTTTGAATTAAACGATTCTAAACCAGCAAAAAGATCAGATTTAAACTTCGTTAATCTTTTTCCTACTTTGATGATTTTTGCAGGATCACCTACACCAGAACCTCT